GCATTTTTAAAATTGTCTACTAATCATTACTATTAAGAAAATAAAAAGCAGACTCGTCCCCTTTTGCAGAGGGAAGGACCTTTAATGGGGGCCCCAAATCTCGGTTCGAAATTACATTTCCAGCGCTAACAATACTCTTTTTGGAGCAGTTAATTCTGGGAATCATTCAAACGTCATAAATAACGTAGGTTAGCGCTGTCTTGTAACAGGCCCTCTATAACCGTATGGAATACGGACGATTATAGAAGTAATTCACAACAAACCGTAAAAGGTCGTGAACTGGGTAATGTAAAGTCATTAATAACTTGAGGGATTCTCCCTCGGGACTCTGGTTTACCAGAGCTTATGATATGAAAAGTCATATCGCTTAAAGTGCCCCCGCGAAGCCTAAAGCTTTTTGCATGGGGGGAATGGAGATAAATACTCCAAAATTAGCGTCGTCCGAACCTCCTCTAAATACTAGGGGGTTGGTCAAAGCTATTTGTCCAGGAACATAAAAAGTGACGACATTTCTGTCAGCCAAGTTAGTGTCTGAAACGGGTGCGGGAATGTTCGAATTTGCCATTAAATCGAACGTTGCGCGTGAATGGTATCTACTGTATTGGGGTACTGAAAACTCCGAACAATAATTAGCGCTGGTATGACACAAGGTCAATGGAACGCCGTTCAATCGGTTCGTAGTATTTGTACCACCATTAACAGCGGTTGCAGAGGAATACCAAACAGAAGTGGAGGAAAACCCAACTCCGCTCTCTATGCTCTCTAGATAAGCCATCGAAGGATAGCTGGTACTTTGGGTAGCGGGGGTGAGTACTTTCAATCTAACTCCACCGCGAGACATCCCGAAGATCATTGACAATGTAGAGTACAAGTCTCCAATTTGCTCGGAGAAAGGGGAGGCTGCCGCGTTATAATATACAGAAGCGAAATAGGGTCTAATGAGCAGGAACTTAGCAGAACCAGCAGGATCAAAAGTATAATTGAGCAAACCAGTAGATTTAAGTAACGTTCGAAAAGACGTGATCTTTTCGCCAATACAGGCAGCTGCGTTGAGAGATTGGTCATCGGATGTAGTAGAACACCCTATGGTGGTATCTTCAATGCGACATACGTCAGAAGTATCTTTAGACATCATCTGACCAGACTGAGGTGTGGCAGCTAATACAGCTGCGTTTGTGTTCAAGTGAGGAACGGCAAACTCGATATCAGGACCAGCAGCAACTTCCAACAAAAGTTTACAAGTCGAAGACACAGCAGCAGGAGCTGCCAGAGAATTCAAAACATAAACTTTAATCAAACCTGTGGCTCTGGAAGGACCATTACAAGCTCGATAAGGAGAAGCAGAAACAAAAGGAACTTTAAAAGTAATTTCGTTCATTTCTCGAACATCGATAATCTCTCTATGGGTATATTGAGACAAGGCCAATGAAACTGGGGCTGCTGAAAGAGCTGTTTCAGATGGAAAGAAAGCTATGGCCAACCGACCACTGTGAAATTCAGTCTTAACGAGTTTCAAAGTAAAAACCATTGAGCCTCGCCATTGAGTGAAATAATCTGCTACAAAGGCGACGGGGGTATAATCTTGTACAACAACACCACCAAGTAATGTACGTTGCTGTTGATAAACCGCAGGAGTTACCTCCAAAGAAAGCAGTTCCGTTCCTACAGCTTGAGCCGTAGTCCAATCTGTAGTAGAGTACCAAGCAGGGGTTGTAGCAATGAAGGAAAAATCCATTTCATCAACATTAGTGGAGGAGAAACCAGGCATAACATCAACAGCATTACGAGAAGATAAGGATAAAGATTGACCAACATCCGAAACATCTGTATGATAAATTCCGGGCATAGTCTCTCGATAAGTTTTCTTTTGAACGTCCAAGTTACGGGGTTTAGCCCAGCCGAAAACACCGGCAGCACCGGCTCCAATATCGGCGAGCCAAGATAATCCTGAAGCGTAAGAAGAAATCATAGGTACAGGTTTGAACAGTGCTGAAGCCTGGGAAATTTTGACAAGTGAACTTTGGATAGGTCCAATGCCTTTAGAGCTCTGCTCCTTTTCAGACTGGCTCTTACGAGACATCATTCGGCCAGATTGCGGTACAGTAGCGGAAATTAATTCAACATCTTCAAAGTGCATAAATATGGTATATGGGCAAGTCGTAGATCCTGTAGGGGCAACCAAAGGTGAATAGGGAAACAACTGCGCTTTACCCCAGGATCCATAACCTGTTGCCAATGAAGTCGCTCGAAGGGAATAATAGTTCTGAACAGAAGTGTAGGGAATTCGCAAAGTTCCTTCAGTATCGCAAGCGAGATCTAACTCAATACGGGGTAATTGTGTGCGTTGCACAAGGGTATTAGTATGGGCTAGATAACGAAGATTTCCAGTATTGGCGAAAATGTCAGAACCACAAGAAGGAACATACGCAAGCATGTAACGACCCTGCTGGAATCTGTTGGCATTAATCACCAATCGAAAAACCATAGTAGCTCGGAATCCAAGGAAACCGGACACTTTGGATTTATACATTGTATCGAAAAGGGGTCCATAAGGCAAGAGCAGAAACGGAAAGGACGATACGGTGTCTGACGCCGCCAGTACACCCGATTGAAGGGCAACTGGTTTAGCCAGAAAGTCTTTAATAGTTTGATCCATCTCAAGACTAGAAGATGTTGTAAGCAGAGAATTGATTCTCTGGGGATGCGAAAGCGATGATGTAACTGCATCAGCATCCGCGGTAAATGTGGTGGTCGAGTTCATAACGGGACCAGGCGCGCTTTGATCAGATTGCGCAAAATTGTTGCTGTGAGACGATGGGTCAGCTCCCATTTCATTTGTTGTTTCGGCAAGTAATAATTTAAGCTTCCGAGGATTACTCATTCCTCGGGGCCGTACCCTTGTGCTCTGGATATCGGTGGGAGTGCCACCTGCCCATCCTGAATCAGTAAATTTAAATAAATAGGGCATAAAATGAGTCGCAGCAATACGCGTGTTTTAGAAAAGGGATTTTATATACACACGCAAGATCACACGACCCAAGATTGGAGTTTAAAGACATCCAGGTCTTTTGGTACTTAGTAGTACCACATGTCTATGCCGGAGACAAGTTGGATACGATCCTTAAATGTCATCCGAATAGGACGGGTGGTCTCAACGCCTGGATATAGCTTCTCGAAAGCTTTAATTATCCGCGGAGACCATTCAGCATACGCCTCCTTGCCATGGAGACTCAATTCTTGTAGAGACTCCAAGACATTAGACGCTGTTATGTTATCTCGATCAGCTCCTTTCTTCGTCCAGAATGGAATTTCTAGAACGACCGACAAGCGCAGGGGCGCAACAAAACGCCCCATTGTCTCCTCAAAGCGGAAACTTCGTTTCAAAAATTCTACTTCAGTAAGTTTCCTAAATGGTACGACAGCTGATTCCTTGAACTCGGTAGTATACACCATGCCGAATTTTGCCATGAGGGGAGCGATAGTCATCTCATTGAATACGCTACGATACTGAGGATGAACAGTAAAAACGTTATCATCACCACAAACAATTAAATAAACATATGTAGTGAATAATATCAATGGAAGTTCCAACGATCTCCAACACAAGCGAAACAAAATGTGGTTATACATACAGTTGATAATAATGGTGAACGGATGACCACTAGGCAAACTGGAACTCCAGGCAACTAGAATTCCATTTACAACGTGCTTGGAATTGACAACTTCCAACCACAGCATATACCTAATATCATTATCATCGGAACCAGATTCATACCATGATTGTATCACACGGAAAATCAACCAATGAATAGCCGGTCGCTCCCTGCCATCGTAGCCTTTAAAATCGCCAGCGCCCACTAGCGGAACTTCTACATCGAACTTCGAGAGGCGCTTAGCAATATCATGCCAATCGGCAGAATAGGGATTAACCCCAACAGAGCTGCCATTGTCTATTTTCGATCTCATGAAAGCTAATTGGAAAGATCCAAAATAAATCTTAAATATTACCAAATAATCAAAGGGGCAAGCCGAAAACAAACGCGTCGATCCAGTTAGACATTTGTCAATAGTCCGACGTTCATCCTTCAGACAATCGGTAAAAATCCACGCTGGGCGCTCCCTCCTCTTATACATTTCGAGGATAGGAGCTAAGTGTTTCTCATACTCGTTAAATGCAGCCTCGAAAGCTGGACCTTCGCGACCCTTCTCAAAGAGCTTCTTCTTCCAATCCACAACTCCCGGTACAGACATTGGATAGCCTGCGCTAGTGGAAGCTGCTACACCATGCGAAAGTTCTTCCTCTACAATACCATTAACAGCTTCCCTAATAGTCAACAATCGAGTCGAATCATTAGGGATCTGTTTCAACACGTCGAAAGTATAATAATCTTCGACATCCTGTAAAAGATGTTCAGGCATGTGTACAGGCGGATGACAATACTTGGACAGAGCAATGTCCATTGGATCTATCAGGATACCATCCCGCGTCACAGGTGTCAACTGGGCAGTACCTGTCAAGGCAGTCATCCAGTCACCATGAAGCTTGGACTTCTCGATACGGGTCCGATTAGGAGCACGTGGAGCCTTAACTATCTTGCCCAAGGTAAGAAACTGACCCTGAGCTACAACAGTCTCACATTCTTCAACACCTACTATGTCGGGTTGTTCTATCACTTGATCTTCAAACAGTTTTAGATCTTCCAACAAATCCTCTTGGCAAATGGCACTAGCATAACCAGTACCACGAGCATCACCGGCAGAGTGAATACCAAAAATCTTCCGTTTGACACAAGCGGGATTGAGCACAACAAAAAGCGCACCACAATCGCCAGTAGTGGTGTTGGCTTTGTAAGAATAACTATCCCGGATGGAAAAGTCGCCATATTCTTTCGACTGAACAGAGACAGGCTTATCGACAGCTTGAGCCAAGAAAGAGTGATACTCCCTGTCACCTGCTGTCCACAAAGGTAATAGCGAGTTCAGGTTACGCTTATTTCCCGTATAATCACTACGCTTAGCGAAGTTCGGGACACGGTCCACACCTATTTGGAGTTTCTTTCCAACATCCACAAGCACACTATCATTGGCCCAAAGAACACCCTCGCGATAACCCATCAAGAAATCCTCAATCAAGAAAGTATACGTTTGGGAATCTTCACTTGCAGAACGTCTGATTTGGACCTTTGCATAACGGTAATCCGGTTCAATATCCAAGCAAGCTAACATCTGCTTGATGAAGTGAGCTCGGAGCAATAATATAGTGCCGCGGACGTGAAATACCTCACCAACTCTGTTGTAACCATCACTACCGCGACTAGTTTCAGTGAAGAATTGAAAAGTACTTGTTCGCAAAATGGAACGGACCAAATCAATACCACAAGCATCTATAGAATGAGAGCCCTGCGGATCGACTTTTGCCAACGCCGAACGAACTTCTGACGACGATCTACCAACAAATTTTGTAGGTTTGCGATCAGCCTTCATCTTGTCACTATGGCCAAAAGACTGGGAATGCGGCGTGTCGGAACCCCAACTCTGGTACGCAAAGTAGGAACCTAAGAGAGCCGCTAGAGCTAAGAATGTACCCTTAAATTCAATCAGAACATCAAAAACCGTTTTAAAATAACTGGCGTTCCACAATTGCTTTGCGCTTTCCCAAACACCCTTAAAGTATTTCTTGGCAGCCGCTATACCGCAAAAAACATAGGACGTGGTAGGGACGGAAAACACTATAGTCTCTCCACCCCAGCCTGGAACTAAAATATCGCCTTCTATATAACTCTGGAAGAAGGGTTTACCCCAACGCTCAAGAAGATTGTGCAAAACGATAGCTAGATGATAGCCATTGGCATCTATATCGCCTTCAAAAGACGTAGAAACCAATTGGCGCAACTGCACCCAACTGTGCTTCTGATGAGCGCGCGGCCATCCCATAGAATGAGCTAACATATACTTCACAAGAGCTTTCCTATCATCACCCACACCAGATAAAATATCGTCTACATGGTAAGGATGGGCATTCCTAGGGAAAGTGGGAGTGCTCTTAAGTGACCTCATTGCTTTGAAAATCTCAGCCGGAAGTTCTTCATCATCGGACGAGCAAATCTCGGCCTCACCAGAATCATTGAACTTGCCTGATTGGGGCGTAGCTCTATAAAGCTCGCAGAATGGATCAGACACACTGTGCTCTTCATTATTTATGAGCGCACATGATTTACTGAGGCACCTTTCATTCAAACTCGCGTCAAAGAACATGCGTTCATATTTTTCAGCCGTAGCTTTAAAACTATTCAAGCCATGGATGTAACGCAAGCGCTTCATCTTATACGTAGATAGAACTTCCTCAACAACTTCAGCGAAAGTTAAAGGATCCTCACTAACGACTTCTTGAGTAAACTTGTCCACCTTATAAAACAACTGCATACGCGGATCCAAATCCGTGACCGCTGAAATACCGGGCTCAAAGCGCGTGTCCTCATCTTCAACATCAGTAGTTGGAAATTTAGACGTGTCAAAACGCTGAAGCATGAAATCATTATTACGTGAAGCTTCCGAAACATAGTCCGGATGGGGTACCACAACATAAGTGTGATCCCACCTACGCAAAAGAGCTTCCTGAGAAAGCAAAGACTCAAAGTTCAGCTTATCCATATTAGTTGTACCGAAAATGAATTTTGAAACAAAAGTCGAAGCTCCCTTAGCAGTCATCTCAGCCATGTGGAGTGAATATTCGAAACCGGATCCAGCTCTTAAGATATTGGCGGCTTCTCCATCGGGATTACCAGCAACATCACGCAACTGCCCAAAATCATCAAACATACAAACCATCTTGTTAGGGTTGTACCCATCCCAATATTTGTTCTCAAATTGCCTATTGAAAACAAAAGTGGATGGGTTCTTCTTAAAAGCATCCAATTCGTCTTGATCCAACAGAGCAGAGCAAACAGCATGAGTTAAATGCTCCATACAAATAGATTTGCCGACACCAGGACCGCCTTTGAAAATCACACACACGGGCTCTTGGCGACTTCCAGCCAACGAGTAGTTGGAAGCTTCAAAAACTTTGCGCAAATGCGCTAGGTCACGTAAAATGCCTCGTAAGGCTTCAACTGCAGCAGCAGTAGAACTATCACGCGGCATCAATCGAATAAGCCGCTCCCCAGTTGAGATCATCAACACCAAAGAAGCATAATTTTCGGGATTCCTATAAAAGGTTCCAGAGCGTTCTTTCTCAACAACGGCATCAGCTTCGGCCAAATATTCATTAACCGAAGCAGAGTTCGTCTGTAAAAAGCGCATACTAGGCAAATCAAAAACGTTGTTCCTCACCCAATTATAAACACCTTCCAGACAACCAACTACAGCTGACAAAATATCCGTGAGAGTGGTCTGAACCCTTCCAAGAGAACTCAATCCTTTGAAAAGTTCAACAGGAACACTTTTGCCAGCCGCAGCAACACTAAAGCCCATCAGTAGAGTAGATGCAGCTGAAGTAACTGCACCTATGGAAGAAAACTCCATCTGAGGAGTGACAGTCTCCATGTCAACAGTGTCTATCTTAACACTGGAGTGAACAGTTCTTATAAAAGATGTAAGATACCCAATGAAACTAACACCATTAACAGTTGGTACAACCAAAATAGCCAAAAGCGTGCACAAGTAAAGTTGATACCTATTGTGCGGAGTCGGGTCCAGGGTATACTGGACGGCAGCTCCCACCAAACCAGCAACCATAAAAATATTGGCTGTGGTTCCTGAGAATATCCCCAATTTGGGGATTTTATCAGTAAAATTAGACCAGGAACTCGCGGCTTCTTTCTTAAAAGACTGAGGGCTCAAATCTTGAAGAGCTTGTCTTATAAAGACAATCTCATCTATCATATTGACATTATCCTTGTTCTCAGGCATGGAGCCAATCGCTGAACCAACTGATAGCTTTATCGTGTTCGCCAAATCATCAACTGTAGTTTGACTCTTGCCGAGAATTTCGGTGAGAGAATCAACAGAAGATTGTAACTCGGGTGCTAGACCAATTTTACCTAGACCCAACCAATCACCAGTCGCTTGGGGAAAAATGACAGAATCAAATGATTTGTCTTTTACCCCAACAGGCTGCTTGTGCTTGACTTTATGAATCTGCTTAGAGGTCAATTTCTTCGCAGACAACTTAACAACATTCAATGGCGCAGTTTTAGACTTGTT